AAAGTTTTCCAGCACATCATCAAGACCGCGCTTCACATAATCGAGGGTCTGCATGGATGGTTTTTTCTGGAAAACCACATCGCCCGCATCATTGAGCGCAAGCCCCAGCGCGGCAGGATCGCGGCCCTCTTCCGCTGCAATCGCATAAGCCTTTGCGAGTGCCTGCTTCATTGATGGGCGAGTTATCAAATCATCGAGCTTGTCGTTCCACATGAAGTCTTTTGCATAGGCTTTCTCGTAAAGCGGGGCTGCGGCTGCCTTGGCCTGCGCGGAGAGGTCATCAGCTATGCTATAGACATCGGTTTTATTGGAGAGGTTTTGGCCCACATCTCCCAAGATTCGTCCGCTCTGATCTTCGGCCCGGCGATAGAGGAAGTTAGAAATCTTGTCTCCACCTTCGCCGGGAAGCGTATTCACTGTGCGGCCAAGGCGCTGAAGATTCGTACCGCCCACATCCATCACAGTGAGGGGCTTATCGGGCGCTTGAGCCAAAGCATTCGTAATGTCATCGGGGCTCACCCCATCGCGCGTCATAGCGCGAATAATGCGATCTTGCGCTTGCTGCTCTGCCGACGAACGCCCGGCCAATTGCTTGGCCATGTTGATGCCGGTTCCGACACCATAAGCGACGATAGGAGCCGCGCCGCCGACGATGCCGCCTATCTCAGCGCCGCGCCCTGCGCTCATCAGGCGGTTACCAACGCCATCCTCGCCGGCACCAAATCCAGAGATGGCCCCGTATGTTGCACCGGTCTTTGCCCCCTGCCATGCGGCCTTCATAAGTGTTGGAGCTTCCGCCACGGTGTTTGCAACGCTACCCATTGAGCCAATTGCGCCCGCTAATCCGGCAGCTCCGCTTAGTACCGGGTGTTCGGATTGGAACGTAGCGTTTTCATCCCTGATTTCACCGAGGCGACGATCATAGGAATTTCCAAATGCTTCTATTGGATTCTTGCCCTGCAACGCCGCGCCGATCGCTCCGCCAGTCCCGGCTCCGGCGGCTCCTACTTCATCGGCAAATCCGAACGAGCCGCCCTGAAGCGCCTGTCCAGTAAGGCCGGAGATCATGCCTCTATCAGCGGTAGCGGTCTGTTGTTGGCCCTTAGCGGGGAGCGCAGCGGTTTCCTTTTTTACAGGCGAGAACGCCGCTGAAAACGGATCATCGTTCGCCTGAGGCGCGTTTATTTTTGTTGAGAAAGCAGCGTCAAACGGATCGGGACTTGGCATTTCGGCGGCTCCGGCGGGTGTTATTCCTGCGATCTGTCCATAAGCAGAGGCTACTTTATCCAGATAGGCTTTTGTCTTTGGACCCCAATTCGCCTGATCCGTTCCGCCGTGATAGGCCATGACTGCAAGAGCGGGGTCTTTGTACCGCGCCAAATTTTCAGCCATCAGTTTTGCAGCACCGCCGATGGCTTGTGTCGGGTCAGTCGGATCACTTACGCCAAGCGCCGTCGCCGTCTCTGGCATAAGCTGCATCAAGCCCTTTGCACCAGCGCTTGAAATGGCCTTCGGGTTGCCGGCGCTCTCGACCTGCATCATGGCAGCGAGCAGCTTGGGGTCTACGTTATGCTGACGCCCAGATATATCAAAGAGCGTAGAATAATCGCTATTGGGCATTTTGCTGGCGCGGATCAGGAATCCAGCCGCGCTCGACTGCCATGTTGAAGCTGTTTCGGAAGTTCTGTTTTTCCGTTGGGTTCATGCTCTTCACGATTTCCGCCTTTTGTTCCGGGCCCATGTAAACGGACTGAAACACGCGCGGATCATATTGCTTGTTGAAATCAGCGGAAAACTGACCGTAGGCGGCAGGGCTATTGCCCGCTTGCAGGAAGTTTTGCCATTCACGGTTTTTAACAGCGATGGCATCTTCATTGCCCTTCAGGAGCTGCAATATCTGCTGGTTGCCCATCTTCGAAATGGCGTCGTTCGGGTTGGCCGCGATAGACGATCCCAGCTTGTCGTCCGTGCCCGTTCCGCCAAGCGCCTGAATTTGCTGAAGCGCAAGCTGCGTCGATTGCTTGTTGAATGTTTCCTGGCTCGCAATTGACTTCGGATCGAAAACATTTCCGAATGGATTGTTCGCATTCACAAGCGATTTGCCGACCTTCTTCCAATCTGCACCGGGGCCTGACGTGAAATTATTGAGCGATGCTTCCATCTCACCGAGCATGGCCTTGCGCATCGGGACAGCATCGGCGGTTTGCTGCAATGCAAGCCCTTGTTCTGCACCGCCTCTACCGGCTACGTCGGCAGCGGCAGCGGCACCCGGCGGAAGTTTTGTCGGCATAAATCCGGGAGGCGTCGCGGGACTTGCATAATGTCCAGGCCCCAAATCAGGAGCGCCGGGGCTCGGCGGGACATTTGGAGCTTGCTGCGGGTTATTATTCTGACCCGCGAATTGAGCCTTGGAAATTATACCTTCTTGGCCCGTCTGCGGATTGATTACCTGAACCGGGCTCGCAGCGTCTCCCGGAGCCATCGTGTTCTGGATTGATCCCATTGGACGCACACCCGCGAGCGGACTGGCCGCCACGATATTGGTCTGCCCACCTGTGTTAACGGTCTGAATCTGTCCGTACATGGCTTGCAGTTGCCTTTCACCATCCATTGACTGGATGAGCTGCTGCTGAAGCCAAGGGCGGAATTTCTGCTGGTCCTGCGGCATCGATGCAAGGGCCTGTGTCGCCTGTTCGGTTGTCAGAACCTTGTTCGCGACGAGCTGACCGAGAGACGAGATCACGTCTGTCGGCGAGGCGTTCGGGTTTGCAAGCTGAGACGCGATGGACTGACGCACCTGACCCTGACGTTTGATCGCCTGCTCAAGTTCCTGTCCTTGAATCGTCGTTTGCGCGCCCTGACGCTCAAGGGCCTGTTGCGCGATTTCGGGGGCCTTGAACGCGGTATCGGGATTCTGCGCCGACAAAAGCATCAGCTTGTTCGTGTCGAGTTGGCCGCTCTGCGGATCAATGGACTGCTGAAAGATCGGACCCATCGCCTTGCGGGCAGCAAATTCCTGCGAGAAAAGCCGGTTCTGATTCATCAGATTGCCGGTCTGAGCCATGCTCCCCATCGTGGCAAGCATGTTCGGCTGCTGCTGATTTCCGTAGATAGATGCGTCAATAGGCATTTCTTACCTCAACCGTACATGCCCCTGAGGGCATAGTAACCACCAACATTGTTGGCCGCATTGGCAATTGCATTTCCCTGAGCGAGATATGCGGCACCCTGAGCATTCGCCGCACCGGTCAAATTATTGCCGATATTGGCTGCCGTCTGAGTGCCATAAGCCCCGGTCTGTGCTGCTGCGTTCTCGCCCTGGTTTGCAAGCCCCATCAGGCGATTATATTGGTTCGTCTGGTTCGTCACATAATTGTTGAACTGGTTCTGATACGTGCTATCCGCCAGACCAGTTGCGTAAGACGCCGCGCCTTTCTGTGCCGCACCTGATACGCCAAGCCCCCTTGCGGCGGCGCTATTCTGTACGGCCTTCAGCCCTTGAGTGAGGTTGAACTGATAGCCCGGCGTCTGCTCAAGCTCCGCCTGCGTCATGTTGAACGACTTCAGGAGCGGGCTGTCCAGAACGGATGTTTGCGGGATTGCAGCATTTGTCGCAGCCGTATTTCTTTTTGCCATCAGATCGGCAATTTGTGCATCAATCGCCGTCAACTGATTGGCAGATTGGTTATTGTTGAGGCCCAGTATCCCGGCCCAGCCGCCCCGCACGCCACTCAGTTTATTTGAACCGGACATTGAGGATACGATGGCGTCTCGCTGCTTCTGCAAGGACTGTATCTGTGAGTTGTAATCAGAAACTGACGTAGCCGCACTTGCTCCACCGGGCGAGAGGCCCATGAGAGACGCGAGGGCATTCGTAGCTGACGCACCGGCCTGCGAGTAAGGCATAAGATCAGAGCGCGTCTGATTATACATCGCCTGCTGCGTCGAGTTGGCCTGATTGGCAGCATCTTTTTGCGCGTTTGCCGCCTTCCCAGCGGACATGGAGGATGCTACGCCTCCAACCACGGCACTCCCTACGACTGCTGCTGCAACCATTTAATTCACCCTAGCCATTTGCTGTAATAGGTTTCGACTTTCTCAAAGCCTAGATATTCAAACAGGACACTCGCGTCCTTATGGACCTTCGATCCGGCGAACCAACGCTTCACGCCGCGACGCCGCGCTTCTTTCTCGACACATCGGAAAAGCTGGATAGCAGCTTTAGGACTTCCGTTTCGACGTTCTGGATCGAGATAGAAAATATCCATCGTGCATGTCAGGCACGTCCGGTAATGCAGTCCCGGCGCGACGAAGCCGACAAAGTAGCCAATGAGAATCCCATCCTGACGCAACGTGACGAAGAGGACTTCACCGTGAGCGTCTTTGTTCAGGTAGATTTCATACTGAGGGTCAAGCGGAACATCGTCTTTGTTCAGCGCCAACTCTTCCCAATGCTTCGGGAAGAGCGGCTTCATTTCTTCAAGTCGATCTGTCAGAGATTCGACCTGAGCCGTAATCACATCGTCCTCACGTCGACGAGAAGGTGAATGCGGTCATCAATCGAATTGTTTTCGATGTGATGCACTTCATACGCGTTGAACCACCAGATTTCGCCGGTCAGCATCTGGACCGTTTCGTCGCCGGTTGTGTAGAGCGAGCCCGGAAGGCCCTGCAGAACGACGTGGTAACGCGCCCTGTCGTCGGCCTGCACATAGGAGCCATCTTTATCCGCATGGGGCAGAATGCGCCCACCGGGAGGAAGCCTTGTAATCAGCACACGGCCAAGTTCGTAAGCCTTGGTCCACCGCATGAGATTGAGGATGATCGGCTGCACCTCCGGCAAGAGCTTCCATGCAGGCTGGAAAACCGGATAATCGTCGCCTATGACATTCGTTGTCGTCTGGCATTTCTCCGTATCGGAAAACCGGAGCATGATGTCGTCGACATCAACATGCGGCGTGTTCGGGAATGTCGTACGGAAGCGGTTCGCGTTCCATAAATGCGACTGCCTCTGTATGGAATGCAGCAGGGGCAGCACTTCCACACCCTCCGCGATTTTGTGGAAATTCCTCATCAGTTTGCGATCGTTCCTATGCTGAGAGAGTCTATTTCGAGGGCGGCGAGCCGCTTCTGCACCGCGATCAATTGATTCCGGACCGCGATAACCTCTGCTTGCGTTGGAGGATTGCTGACAGTCGTTGTCCAGTTCGCATCGAATGTGTCCCGCGACACGGTGCCGGTCGGAGCGGTCCATCCCGTTGTCGGCTGACCAAATCGCGATAGAAGATATTGGAAGAACATCCACCACGACTGAGTGACCAGCCCGGCAGGGCCAGCGATGGGCTGCGATGTTGTCGGTACCGTTGTCTGGTTGTTCACGTTGCGCAGGCCTCAGAACGTATCCACGCGCCGTTAAGCGCGGTGCGTATCGGCGTTGACCATGAAAGCTCAAACACCCTGTCACGCGCCATGCCGAGGCGCTGAAACTGTATCGACGTGAGATACTCGCCCGGCGCCCCAAGCGTTTGCTGAATCGCATTCCCCCAGCTCGCGCCGCGTGTGTCGCTCCATCGCAAGCTAAGGATGGGCTGGTCTACAGAGCCCTCGTCCTGCAATTCACCGACCTGCATATCAGCAATGAACTGCATGTAACGCACGCGCCGCCCGTCATTCACAAGATGTGGAAATGACCGAAGGCGCGGGATTGGCTGTCCATTATCGAACCCGCTGTTCAGATTGAAATAATAGATGTTGCCGTTCTGGAAATCGCCAACCAGGTTCTGGTTCTGATAGTAGGTCTGGCAATTCGAGCGATGACGGAATTGGGCCCCGTTATTGTCGAACCACCCGCGCTCGTGCCACATCTCCGTCGCAATATCGAAAACCCATGTACGGTTCGCGGTCGGAAACGTCAGGACATAGAACGCATGCCCTTCCTGCAAATAGGTGTAGCCAATCGCATCATCGATCACGGTGTATTCCATGATCTCGTTTTCAATGGCGTGCGTCGAAATCCGGACCGCTTGATAGCCCACGTTTCGCATGACCATGAATGAGCCCTGCTTGTCACGAGACAACCAGTAAAGCGCTGAGTCCTGTTTCGCCACAGACGAAGGCGCGGCGCATCCGTGCTCGATAAACACGCCATCAATGCGCTGGAACGTGAAGTCAGCCGCGCCGGAGTTGTACCAAACCTCCGTCGTCACCTCACCGAATAGCCAGATTTGCCGGTTGACGACGAGACAGGCCGAAAGCTGATCGGCATAGCCGACCTTCGCTGCTATATCGAGCGAGTCAAACGCCGTGCCACCGATAAGCATGGTGTAGGTGACTTGCGAGAGCGATATATAGAACTGATTTGTTCCGGGGCGGTTTAGAACGAAATAGGTGTCAACCTCGCTTACGCGATCACTTCCGTAAAAGTTCGTTGTGGAAACAGCCGCGAAGCTGTTGTTCGCCAGATTAATCGCGTAGCCATTTACCGTGCCATCCACAAGCAGAATGACCAAGCCGTTGTCGTTCATATCGACCGCGCCGACCGTGGTTCCGATGCTTCCAAGAAGCGTGAAAGACCACATCGGCGACGTTGCGATGTAATAGACGTTCTGCGCCACTACGGCATAAAGGCTGCCGTTTGTCGCGGTGTAGATGCAGCGGACCTCTCCGACAGTCGGAGCCGTTGCCAGCAACGTAAGACCCGGCGTCGGGTAATGCGTCATGGGCGCTGGCGAGTCTTTCGTGTTTTTCTCAGGATAGAGGTTCAGGCAGCGTTGCGCATTTGCAATAAGCGAGCGGGCTTCATATGCACCTTGCGTGAGCGAGACGCGCATCAGTAAATTCTATCCGAATAGATGTTGTAGAGGCCGCCGCGCGCTAGCTGCGTCGGCATGGTCAATCTCGGCACCTGAGCGTTTGCGGTGCGCAGGACATTCAGCGCATCGGTTGCGAGCGAGACAAGGCTCGGATCGGGCGGCAGTTGATAGGCCGGCCGCATCCGCACAGCGAGATTGTAAAGTAACGCGGCTTCGTATTCTGGAGGAAGAACGAACTCTTGCGCACCGCTCTCCATGACGGTCACGGGCGCTTTCGTGACGATGAACATCTCGTAAAGCGACGCGGCGGGAATGGGCCAGAAATAAACCGATCCTGTAGGAAAACCTGAATCATAGAAGCAATATGTCGGCCATGACTTCAGGGACTTGAGCGATATGCGATCATAATCCTCGCGCGCCTCGATAAGCTCAAGCGGGTAATCGACCTGGTTCTGACCGCTCGGAAGGATTTGCCGGAAATACGCATCTTCCAGACGGTCGGGGCGCACAATGTCGAAATCCTGACCGGGCCCCACTGTGTAGCTCTGTGCACCCGTACTCGTGACCGACGTTGCGATAAGATGCCAGACAAGCCACCGCTTACGCGCCCATTGGGCCAGCATGAAGTTCAGGCGCTTCAGGTTATCGGACAGGTCTTCAGCCGAAGCCGTCTGCCCGACGCCCAGCACGCCTGATTCCTTCATCGCAAGGACGATGATGTCATTCGCCGTGGTCATGCGGCGGTCTTCTGAATTTCTTCGGCAAGCCGCGCATCGCTCCAACGGCCATCAACCTTGATGCCCTTGGCTTCGGCTACCGTGACGAGATCGGCGCGTGACGGAACAAGCGCGTTCTTAATCTCGGATTGGGATACGGGCACAACTGGCGGTTCGGGCTGGGGGATGGGAGCGGGAGCGGCCATTTCCGCAGCCTCCTCCTCCGCGTCCTGCACGATCTTGCGCGCACCCGCTGGCGTCGTAATCCATTTCGGGTAAGCCTGAAATCCGTCCGTCATATCTTTCTCCTCAAAGAAAAAGGGGACGGCGCTGAGCCGTCCCCTTCAGTTTCGTCAGACCTTGTCTGCCACGCAGACGGCCCATTCGGGGCGAACATAGAGCTTTCCGAAAAGAATATCGAGACGCGTCGCGCTCTGGTCCGTGCCGATGATGTACTGCGAGATCATGCGCATCGACAGGCTGTCTTTCTTCGCCCGCGCACCTTCGATGATGCCGCCAGCCGGAATTTCCAGATCGGCGGTAACCATCGTGACGGCCTGTTTCGCGTAGGCGATGTTCTTGCGATAACGGCCACCGGCAGGCGTAGCGAGATAGACGTTGGCGCCCGAGGCGGGCGATGCCGTCACGGTCTGATACTGCACCTGAGCGCCGTTGTTCGGCGGCACGAGCGCGGGATAGATCGAGATCGACGTGCCGCCGCTCGGAACGTCAGCCAGAACGACGAACTGACGCAGATCGCCCGTATCGGCCTTCGTCACACGGTTGACCGCGTTCACGCCTTCAATGGTGATGATGTCACCCTTTTTAAGCGTGCCCGTGATCGCATTCGTGGTGATCGACGTTCCGGTCTGGTCCGCGCTGGCGAGCGTGCCGGCGGTGAACGTACCGCTGGTATGCACGATGGTTGTCTGATCCTGGAACCACTCGAAGTTCAAGGCGTCGTACATACGCGCATTGCGATACTGGCGGCTGATATCCTGCGCCGGATTGAAGAGGCCGGACAGGCTCGACACGGTGCGCGCCATCGTGTTCGGGCTGGCAACCAGCTTGCGGTCTGCGACCTGAGCCGAGTTGTTGTCGAGCGAAGCGCCCGCCAGAAGCCACGTATCGGCCGTGGGGGAAATGATCGCCCCCGTGTTGTCGGTGTTGGCGACAAGGTTGGCAACGCCGCCTTCCACGCCATCCATGATGTTCTGCGCCACGCCGCCGGCGAGGTTGTTGACCATCGGAGCGAGAACGATTTCCGAATAGTCGTCCAACTTCATCGTGCGGTCGACGGAAGAGAACGACACGTCAACGTGCTTCTGCGTCGCGACGACGAGCGTGGTGCTCTGTTCGTCGGTGTTCTGCACCTGAAGCGCCGGGCCGTCCGACACAACGTAATCGTTCGGCAGACGGATACGGAGAGACGTGCCGATTTTTGCGCCGGTCTTTGCGAACTGGTCGTCGTATTGACGGTTGATGTTGGCAATGAAGGCATTCGAGTTGAGGAACAACATGACCGCTTCGCGCGTGATCATGTCGATAGTCAAAAGATTGTTGCCGCTCATGGCGGTTGTCCTTTCTTCCAGCCCAATACGGGCGTCAATTGAGACGGGGTTAATGCCGGTGAACCGGCTCTAACCGACTGGAAGAAAGGGGAATCGTGCGTCTGAGACGCGCATCCAGATCGGGGTTGGCTACTGCTCGAATGAAGCCGTTGGATGCGAGCAAAACATGGCGGTTATCCGCGCCAAGTCGGACAGGCTTTGGTTAGAAGCGGGCTCCGGTACGTGCGCGGGCGGCGATTTGCGCCTGACGCTTGCGGAACCAGTCTTCTTCGGAATCGTTTGCGGACGGTTCGTCGCTTGCGCGCGCCGTGCCGTCCAAGGGCTTGATCGGAGCCGGAGCGCCCGAGATGGGCTTTCCCTTCGGCGCTGCGAGCTTGCCCGCGTATTTCACAAGCGCCGCGCTCATCTGCACCGGCGGCAAGGACAGGATACGTGCCGTTTCGGCGGGATCATCAGCAAGCGCCGCGACGAGCCTGTGGCCGTCCGGGATGATGTCCGGGTCCGTCACGATCTGCATGAATTCGGGCCGCTCCTGAGCGCCAAGCGCCGCGACAGTGTTGCAGCGTTCGTTGAAGTCATCCTTGAACTCATCAAGTCCCGCCTTGAGCCATGAATTGACGCGGCCCTGCATCTCGCGTTGCTGAACCATTTCGGCGGCGCGCTGGCTGACGATGGTGTCAAAGTCACCAACCGGCGCTTTTTCAGCGGGCGTTTCTGTCTTCCCGACTGCCTGAGCGGCTTCCAGTTCGGCAATGCGCCGTTCCTGTTGACGCCTGATCTTGGTCAGCTCGTCAATGCGAGACTGGAACGGGTTACCCTTGTGACGGGCGTTAGGCTGCTCGTCCTGAGTGCCGCCCTCGTCTGCCTCTGCACCTTCGCTGGCGGCCTGCTCTGCCCCGGAAGGCTCGGCTTCGATCTGCTCTGGCGCTTCTGCCACTGTGGGCGTGGAAATGCTTTCTTCCGGGGCTACTGCGCCGGTTTCTTCATCTGCCATTTGATTGCTCTTGGGATTCAAGCGCCGTGAACCGCACGGCTACGGGATCGCGCGGACAAGCCGCGTCAGTGCGGGACATTCAATATCTGATGTTCCTGCACCGAATAGGGTAGCTGCGCATCCAGAAGGAGCGCATCGTATATCTCGGCTTTCATGTGATCCGAGCAGGTGTTGCGCCGGAGCATTTCGGTCAGCACTTCCCGCGCCGTCATAACGAAGTGACGCCAGTTCTGCTGAATGAAGCCGCCCTGGTTTGGCCATGCGCGATAGAAAGCGTTGTCTTTCGACGCAGCAATCTCGTAATACGCCCCGGCCATTTCCTTCGCCGTCTTCGCCAGTGTGGCGTGTACCATGCGGGCGTCGGTTACTTGTTTCATCCGCGTTCGCGCTCCATGATATTGCGGGCCAGCGTGTTAAGCCCTGATGCCAGAGCATCGCCTGACAATTCGCCGTCTCCGCTGCATGGCAGATTGATCGCCCATGTGTTCTGCTTGTTCGCGTCCTGCACGGTCAGATCAAGGCGGACGTTTCCGGCGTCGTCTTCGGCGATGGCGAAGGCTTTAATCTTCATGCGCCCATTCCCATCTGCTGAGGCTGCGCACCTTGCGGCACGGCCCCCGGTTGGGGCGCCGGCATCTCCGCTTCGCTGTCGATCGCTGTCGTGTCGATCTGCGCCGCGTGTTCCGCCTTGGCCATTTCATGCACCATCTGCGCTATCTCACGCGGCGATAGCAACGTCTTGACCTGCATCTCTAGGCGATCCGTCATGGCCTTGAACGCGTCGATTTCCTTCTGCTCGCGCTTGATGCTGAGATCGCCTTCCTTGTCCGCCAATTGCTGGATAAGATTCTGAATCGTCATCTGCATGGCTTGGGTCTGCTGTTGCATCTGCTCGATTTCTGGATTAGGCCCGTCACCCAATATCTGCGGAGGAATGGTTCTTTTGATGCGTTCCGCCAGTTCATTCGCCATCGGGAAGTCTGCGGCCTTGAACATCAAGTCTCCCGCCACCTTCATGATTTCCGGATTGCCTCGCGCAATCTCCATGAAGGCGTTGAACGCCTCCTGTCTCCGCGTCGCATAGGCCGGCCCAATGTCTGCTTCAACGTCATACTTGCCGACCTGCGGATTGAAGATCGCCTCGATCATCTCCGACTGCTGCTTCTGCTGCTGCACATAGGCTTGCTGCGCATTCGGGTCGATCTTGACCGACGTTTCAACTCCGTCTTCCGCCATGATCTTGATAATGCGCGGCGTATCGTAAATCTTCGGGATCAAGTCAATGAGCTGCTTGCCGGTGAAGCGGATCGCGGCGGCGAGATGATCGATGAAGTGATACGTCGCATTGTCGCCTTGGCGCTGGCGCTGAAGGATAGCAACGCCTGACTTCTCATTCGAGGGTGCTCCCATCTCGGCTTGATACTGACCAGAGACGGAACGCAGTTCTTCAGACGAGACAGTCATACCTTGTAGATAGGCTTGGGCCATGACAGGCGGTGTTTGCCTCTGAGGCGCTTGGATAGGCTGGCCCTTGTCGTCATAGCCGTTATAGGGCAACCATGCATGGTTGACGCGGTTCGCGGTGTCCCAATAATTCTCAAGGTTCTCGAACGCGGACATCGGCCCGATATAGGGCGTCTTGGATTGAAGCGCGACCATCTCGACTGCGGAGGAAGACCAGTAGTTATAGATGCGCTGCGGGTCTTTCATCGCGCGGGTATGACCGCGACGATCCATCTCGCCTTCGATCTGCGTCTCTTCGCCCACAACCCGAATGATCGGAATCCACTTGCCGGGCCAGATCGTCGTTTCCGTCTCGACAATCTTGTCGCCTACGAGCAAGTACCGCTCTACGACGCGGGTTGAGATTTCCCGTTCGCGATAGGACGGGTCGTCAACCGCGACCTTCCTCAACTCCTTCGGCACTTCGGACGCCTTGGCGATGATCTGATCGCCCGTATCCGGATCGGTCAGGGCGACGAGCTTGTCCTTCTTGTCCACGACGCGGAAATATTCCGCCATGCGGACCTTGGTGCTGTTGAGCCAGCTCGTCTCGCCCACATTTCCCATCAAGTCGGCAGACGCGTAATCCTTGTATTGCGGATATTTCGCGTCAAACTCTTCCCGCTCAATATCATCGAAGACAAAGCCGAACCGGGCATCGGAACCGTCAAGCTCCTTGATGTCGGGATCGAGATAGATGCTCAGCGGGTCTTTGACGCGGCGGATGAAGATTTCCTGATCGAAGCTATCATCATCGGCGTAATCCGTCGCGATGCGCCAATATCCGATACCGCCCTCAACCTGACTGACCGTCGCGGTGTCGTATGCCTGTTGAGCGTTGGACTGGTATTCGATGTGGCGCACAACGCCTTCGAACACCTGCGCCGCTTCATAGGTCGCGCCGTTTCCAACCGCCTTCACAGCCACGCTTGGCTTGTTCTGGCGCGCGTCGTTGATGATCTGAAGGTTGTGCTGGCGAACCTTGTTGATCGTCAGGCAAGGGCTCTGGTCAAGCTCACGTGCGTTGCGGATCGCGTCGGCCCACTGCCAGAAATTGTCCGAATCCCCGTTGGCAAATTTAACGTCCTGAACGAACCGGCTTCTGGCTTTGCTTTCCCAATCCTCGCAACGCTTGAAGCGGCGCTTCGCCTCCTTGATAATCCGTTCTTCAGGTGCCCCCGATTTAATGTCGCGGTCAGGATCGTCGTCAGCCATTTACCTGCTCATCCATCCTGTCGCGCCCAACTGGGCTTGCGGTCTTTTCGGGACCGTGACTTTCTTTTCGCGGGGTTCTTCGTAAGACACGCACATCAGGCCAAACGCATCAGCGCCATGGCTTGACCAGTCGTGGTTCGGGCCAAGCCCTATGTTCCGGTTCGCGTCGGTCTTTTCGTGGTACCAGCCCAAAGCATCCCGACCGCCTTCAGTCGTCGCTTCGTTGAACCAGATCGACGGAAACAGCCTTCGGGCTGCTTCAATGCGCATCTTGGCCGCGCCGGTTCCCTGGTTCGGGATAACCTTCACATCAAACCCGGCCTCGCGAAGCGCGCTCTCGTATGAGACGGAAAACACCTTGTCATTCGTCGCGCCGTCATGCGGCAGGATGCAAAGCGATGCCCCCCAGCCCTTTTCTCTGAGCCACGAGACGTGCGTGGCGAGCGGCTGACCGACGGCCTCGTAATAATCCAAGACCCTGATTTCACGCCCGACAAACTGGCATATCCAGATCGCGCAAGCATCAGCCTTCGCGCCGGTTCCGCCAATGTCCCAGACAGCCCTGACGGTCATCAGCGGGTCTTTCGCAACCCGACCGATACGGCCTTCTTTCTTCGCCACGGCTAGAGGCTGGGCGTAGTAAGCCCCCTCGACAACAGATACGAAGTCGCCCTCCCAGACATGGGCGTATTGATCGGGGCGCTTCTGAAAGTCATCAAGGCGCGTCTTTTCGAGGATCGCCGGGAACCACGGATTATCCGAATAATTCAGCCGGACAATCTTGGCTCCCTCAGGCGGGCTCTCGCGAAACCGCTTGTGCGTCGCGCTCGTCTTTCGCTCCGGGTTCCACGTCACCCAGATTTCCGAGTTTTCCTCGCGCACGGTCGGGATGACCTTGGACCATGCCGTTTCGGTAACAGGCTCCCCCTCGTCGACCCACAAAAGCCTGATGCGCGACTTCGACTTGATCGAATCGAGATTGTGTCTTAGGCCGACAAACGCAAAGTCTATGCGTCGATCTAGCGTTCGAATGTATTTCTCGCCAACATCGTAATGCGAAGCCAGCCAAGGCTCTGACGCTATCGCCGCTTTGACCTCGGCCATCGAGCTTTCATCGAGCGAGTTCATAAACTCACGTCCGCAGACGATGACGCCCGGCTCATTGGCCTGCGCAAACCTGACGCCCCAGACCGCCGCCATCTTGGCAAAGCTGCGGGTCTTGGCCGATCCACGGCCGCCATAAGCCCCCCGGTACATCGCCTCTCCCGTGAAGACCGGGATCAGCTTTGGCGGAAGCTCAAGCCTTACTGTCGTCATTCGGGGCGACAAGCTCTATGCGGGTGACTTGGATCGGCGCTCCGTTGGGGCCGCTCAGTTCGGACTTGTCAGCAAGGCCAAGATCGCGCGCGATAATGTTCGGGTTGAGCAGGTCAGCCGCCGCGCCCGCGAACTTCTGGTTGCGAATGATTTCTTCCGCTCGCGTAACGATAGGCAAAAAATCTTCTCTGCTTCGATACTCATCCCAAGATCGACGGGCAATATCGAGAAAGATGCACAGCCCCCCAATGGTCATGGCGCGCATCTTGGCCTTGGGCTCATGGGTCGCGCTGCCTTGAAACGTCACAAGGCTGTCTTCCCAGAGCGGATTGTCCTCAACCCAATTGAAATATTCGAGGCAGGCTTCCCACAGCTTCTGCGGATCGGCGAAGATCAAGTCCCGTCCGTGCTTAGTGCGGGCCTCCCAGAAACGGTTGCCCTTGGGAGCGGCCATCTATTTGCCCTTCGGCATTTCAATCTCAGGCTTCTTGTCGGTGTAGTATTCCGACTCCTCGTAACCATCCTTGGTCTCGCAAGAGCGGCGAACGATGTAGCCATTGGCGATCGAACGGATGGAGATGTTCTCTTTGGGGTTCGAAGACACGGCCATTTTTTTCATGGCGGGTTTCTTCTGGCCCTTTTTGGGGTCTGGCTTTTTCATTTCGCTTTCTTCCGCTTGAGAGCCTTGTTGGCCTTCGCGTCGATCTTCGACTTGGCCGACGCGGAGAGCTTACCCGCCTTCTCCATTTGAGACGCGCGCGCCTTGGCGTTTGCGGCATGGGCCTTGTCGGGAACCGGGTAGCTTCTGTCAGGACCGGCGAATTTGTCCTTGGGAAGTTTTTTGCGTGCCGCTGCTGAGAGCTTTGCCATTTCGACCTTGCTCTTTTCGTCAAAAGACTAGTCGTTATTGACTGTGACGGTGCATGGGCCGCGCGCGATGATCTCGCTGCCATCCGGTAGGCGGATATGAGCCTCCGAATGAGGGGGGACTATATGCGTTGTCACCCCTTGCCGGATTGATAGCTCTCGCTGCAAGTCGCGCGTCGAAATGGATATATAGCCGGGACGCGTTAAGCTGGAATCCATAGCACCCTCTACGGTTGCCAAAATACGTGTGAAAAACGGGCGAGAAAGCCGTGAGACCTTCCCGCCCTATTGCCTTCAGTAGAGAACCGTGACCGGGCCGACGCCTGCGGTGTAGGTCGTGGGCGGCGCAATGGCAGCGCCCGTGCCGAACGTGCCGGCAGCCGAGCCGGTGACGAGCGGAGAGGTGGGGCTGTTATACGTCGCGAGCCGGGCCGTGGTGCCGTTGAGCTGCACGGCAATGAAGTAATCCCCGGCAACGGCGCTGTATTCCGCCGTGAAGGGGATTTGCTGCCACGTCAGGGCCGTTCCGACCGTGACGCCTGCCGTCGCCGTTGTGGCAACCAGCGTGCCCGCGCTGTCATGCAGCTCGAAGATGAACTTGTCGGTGCCGCCCGTGGCGCCGATAAGAGCCGAGATGCCCGTCAGCGTGGTATCGAAACCGATGGTGACGCCGACATAGTAGCGCGTGCCGTCAACCGGCGTCTTGCTGAGCGTGTTGCCGAAATAAGCGACCGCGGCGACAAGCTGGGCGATGGTGACGGAACCGGTCTGAGGGACCGCGCCGCCAGAATTTTCTGTATCGACCGAAAACTGTTCCGCACCAGTGAGGAACGGGAGGTTCGGGACTCCATTCGTGAGCCAACCAGACATGATAGAATTCCTTTCAGGAAGATCGTTCGAGGGCTTTGCCGCTCAATAAACGTATGCGATGGGGCCGACGTCAGCCGTGAAGCTCGTCGGAGGGGTGAGCGCCGTCAGGGTGCCGAAAGCTCCTGTGGCCGATTTTGTGAGCACATCGACAAAGGTGCTTGCAGCAACCGTGCGCAGCGTCGCGGTTGTGCCGTTCTGCTGATAGGCGACCCAATATCGGCCCGGACCAACCGCTTGATACGGCGTCAGCAAATCGCGGGCCTGAAACGTGTTGGCGTTGGCCGATAGAGCGCCCGCCAAGTCCGAATTACCGACAAGAGAGCCTGCGCTGTTGTAAAGCCCGACGAGCCCGTTGTTTGTGCCGACCGTGGCCCCGTTCAGAACGGCAATGCCCGTCACGGTGAAATTGCGCGGGATAAACACATCCGCCCAATAGATAGTGCCAGACACAAGCGTGGTGTTCGTGCCGAAGGAGCCATACGCCACAGAGCCGACCGGAACTGTGCTGTAGCGGTAACGGCCCGTCGAAACGATGCCGCCTGAAAGCGCGGACTCGCCCGACGCCGAAAGCGTGGAAAAGGTGCCCGGCGATGGTGTCCCGTCTCCGGTGATGTTGTTCACCTCGTTTACAATCTCATTCAGATGGCTGCCGTCAATGAGACGGAAACCGGGGGAGAAATTAGCGATTGTCATTGATGCAACCCTTCTGGTGGCCGGTCATAGAAAATCGGCGAGCGCAGCGCAGTGGCCAGCCCGTTACGTCGCCGTCGACAAATCAGATTTGTTCGCCTTGAAAAAAAGAACTGACCACGGAACCGCTAACAGTGCCGGTTCCGGCCGAAGTTCTCACCAGAATATAAATCTCGTAATAGTCCGAGCCGTTTGCGATATCTATTGCGGTTCCGGTGCATCCCGTTTCTGTCGCGCCGTTGATGCCGCGGAAGACCTTATACACCGCACTATTCTTATAGACAGCAAGAGTAAAAGATGCCGCTGCTGACAGCGTTCCGGTGACAAGCACGGAGGCGCTGATCCTTATGCCTCCGACCGGAGGCGTCCACAGGCTATTTGTCGCGTCATAGAATCCTCCTGTGTCAAAGTCTTCATTCGTAAAAGTAACTTTTGTTAGAGTATTATCCGCTATTCCAGTTTGAGCGACGGCATTTTTGTTGGCAGAAAAAGAAGCCCTTGCAGCGAGGTTAGAAGGAGAAAGAACGGTTGATGCAGAGGCTTGTGCCCGCGCTTGAGTATCTGTGGCGAATGGCATGCCGCCGTTGAATGCGCTCATGGTCAGGCGCTCGTAATGTATTCAACAGCGCCGGAAACCTGAACCGCCGCGCTGGAATTGATGATGAAGGCCGTGTTGGCAGAAGTGATCCACCAGGGCTCCGATGAAAAATCAAAAACAAGAGTGCCGTTCTGACCCAGCGGCATCGCGCCGGTCAGCGATGATGCAGCACCGTTCTTGATCGTGATGCTTGTCGTGCCGCCGACGACGATATACATGCGGTGAACGCGGGTGGTTTGGCCCCCTACGGCCGCGACAATCGTATTGTCGCCGGAACTGCTGAACGTAATCGGAGCTGTCGAAAGATTTTTGGACGGCATCGGGGCGCTTGCGGCAATGACCGGAGCGCCGTTCAAATTGGTCCAGACATTTGTGCGCTGACCCGCCGTGACCGCAGTAGGGGGAGCAGAGCTCCCGACACCGCCTACTTTCACCGGGTTGCCGCTGTCAGACGCCCCCGACGCGACATTGCCCGTCGCCACAACTCCATTTGTCGTGCCCGGCGTCGTTTGATCAATACGGAAATTGCCGATGATATTGGAACCCGCCGGAAGAGCATTCGTGATCCCGGTGACTGCCGTGACAGTGCCGACATTCCACGTGCCCGACTGGGTCGCGGCAACGGTCCCCGAAATTGCCACAGTGCCACTTACCGGAATGGCCGTGCCGCCGCCTATCCCCTGCACCGAAATAACATCGGCACTGGGCGTTCCCGCAGTTCCTAGGGCCGGCTGCTTTGCGGCAGTCGCCGCCCCGTTAAGCGTGCCGAGGTTGGCCGTGACGGTCCATGACCCGGCTTGACCTGCGGCAACAAGATTCGTTGCGCCCGGCGTTGTCTGGTCAATTGCCGCAAGGGTGCGAAGGTGGCCCGAAAGAGTTTGACTTAGGGCCTCGGCATCGCCCTCGACATAGGAGGGATCAGCCGCCGTGGCTATCGCCGAAGTCGACGCCGAAATTGAACCGGCGACATTCACAGAGCCGTCAGCATTCGGCTTAATGACGTTCGCCGGATTGCCCGGATCGGCCACAGCAACGCTCTGCCTCACATTGGGTGCGGCTGTCATGGGCTTAACCTGTCGTGGTGTGTTGCGAGAAACGCTAAATAAAAACGGCCTCAAGCCCTGTTCAAGGGAGGCCAAGTTGGCCGCGCGGGAGGAATGACGCGGGGATATGGAGCGGGCCGCGAAAAGAAAACGCCCGCTCGGTTTCCCGGCGGGCGTAATTCCAGATCATGCCAAGACGTTACGGCGATTTGCGGTGATTTACAACACCTAGTGTCTCGATTTTTGCGAACGCCTAGAAT